CGACGCCCGCGAGATCGACCTGTGCGGCTGTCTTTTCCGCCACCTGATCGCGATCGGCGTGATACGCCAGCACGTTTCCATTCACCTCAGCATCGCGGACAATCGCAGCAATTGCAGCGTCAGCTGAGATGGCATCACATCCATAGAGCGCCACAGCAACCGCGGTCTCAGAGCCGTTGGTCGCGCCAATAGCCGATGCGACATACTTGCCCGAGGCCGTAACCTTGCCAAGCACCGTGCCCGGCGCAATGATGCCCGCACCGCTGGCAATGGTAATATTGCCGCGCGAGCGCTGTCGATTTGCCTCGCTCATCAGAAATTCGCCGGGGTGCCGGCCTTCAATCAGAACTGTCATCTCTCGTTCTCCTTGAGATCAGGGGCGCGCAGGCTCAGCCGAAGCGCTTATTGGCATTGGCGACAGCAGCCGACCATCCGGTAGCTACCTTCTGCGAAGCATCGATCCGAGCGCCGGACGCATCGCCACCAAACTCGTTTTCACGGGCGGCGCGATCTTCAATCGCCGCGATGGCAGACGCCTTCGGGGCCATGCCCAAGACCTTCATCGCCTCTTCGGCGCTCATGCTTGTTTCAAAAGCAAAGCCCATGGCTTGCGCTTCACGACCGGCGGCTTGCGCACAGGTGAGGATGCTTTTGATGCGTCCTGTGGCGACGGCGATGCCCTCGGCAAGCCCTTCTGCGCGGGCCGTATCGACAGCGACACTCATGGCCGCTTCAGTAATACCCGCATTTTCAGCCTGCGGGACAACGGGGTTTGGATTGCTCATGGCAAATCCCTTCCTTGTTTTGGCGGCCCCGAGGACCAAGGTGGAGAGGTTGGCAAGGACCTCATCGAGCGAGGCCACGCGGTCTGCGAGCCCGCGGTCGATGCCGTCCTGCCCGATGAATGTGCGAGCCTCCGTCGCGCGGATGGCCTGCGCGGTAATGCCGGTGCGCCCCCTGGCAACAAGGCCCACAAACTGGTCGTAAAACTTCATCACTTCGGTCTGCAGATCAGCCTGCACGGTGTCGGACAGCGGGCCGAAGGAATTACCGTCGACCTTGTGCTTGCCAGCGTATATCAGCGTCGCGCGGACACCTTTCTGCTCAAGCTCGCCGGACCGATCGAGGTGCGTAAGAACCACACCAATCGAGCCCACAATCGACGTTGGCGAGACCACGATCTCATTGGCAGCGCTCGCGATCCCGTAAGCAGCCGAGGCCGCCATGTCGTTGACAAAGGCCGTGACAGGCTTTGAGGTACCCAGCCGCCGGACCTGTTCTGCGACAGTAAACATGCCTGTCGCCTCGCCCCCGGGGCTGTCGATATCCAGCAGTACGGCATGGACCTCAGGGTCCTCTGCCGCATCGCGCAGTTGTGCGGTGATGCCCTCGTAGGACACCATGCCCGAATTGGCCCCGATCCACGCCCCGCGGTTCACTAGCGCGCCCACGATCGGGATAATGGCGACGCCGCCCGCGACCGCATATTTGCGCACGCGGCCATCTTCGCCGTATCGGTTGCCCAGAAACTGGTTGGCATCGGGGCGCAGGCTTTCGATCTTGGCCCCGTCCATCGGCAACCGACCCTGCAAGACCTGCAGAATGATTTCGGCCTTGGTCGGGTGGAGCAAAAGTGGGCGGTTCAGAACCCGCGATGCGATCTGCGTCAGCGAGGGGCCCTCCGGCGCTTGCATGATTGTGGGTGGCGCGTTCAACGGACACCTCCTGTCCCAAGCGCAAACCGCGCAGGCCGTTGGCCCCGCAATCGCGCACATTTTGCTTCATGCTCCCGGATCAGCGTCAAAAGTCGGTCAGGATGCGCCTTGTGGAAGGTCACCGACCGCTCAACACCGGACGCACCGGCCTTAAACGTCACAATCATCGACGCCTGACCGGCCACAAGGCCCGTGTAGGCGCTGCGAAGCGCAAGGGCTGCAGCGCAGGGATCAGTTTCATCGATGATCAGCGCCATCAGTTTGCCTCCGCATCGTCGGTATCGTTGTCCGCAGCCGAGCCCGGCGCGCCCGGCGCAACCGGACCACCACCCGCGACGCCCATAATCTGCGGATCAGGCAGGCCATACTCGGCCCGCATCTCCTGCTCTTGGGCAAGTTGCTGGTAAACATCGTCCACATCGACCCCAAGGTCGTTGCAGATCATGGCGTCAGACATCACCCCGAGGCGCTTCCAGACCTCGTGGGCCTTGGCTTTCTTCAGATCATCCGCCGTGGGACGCGCCGCCCCGAGCCATTCCGCACGGCAGGCAGCCGTCCGGTTGGCAAGAAAGGCCTCATACCCGCCTGGGAACACGATGCCGCCAGTGGCGATTTCCTCTTCGAGCCACGCCTCGTACACCGGCTGGCAAAAGGGAGCTATGATATGCTGGCGCCGTGCCTTGGTGATCGCAAAGATTTCCGTGGTCGCGGCCTGCAGCGAGGAATAGGTCGCCCCGATGCTGTCGCCTGTCGCACTCTCATAGGTCAGGCCAAGGCACCGGGCCAATTCCCGCAGCAAATGCATCGAGAATTCTTTGTAATTGGACGAGGGCTGGTTGCTGGTGTGAAATTTCAGCTCTTGCCCAGGGAACAAGTGCGCAAGGCGTCCGTTGATGCCGACATCCAGCGTCGAGCCGTCATAATAGCCCGCAACCATGTCCATATAGGCCTCCATCGGCGCGATGCCTTGGGCCGCCATACTGGCCTGCTCCTGCGGTGTCAGCAGCCCGGACAAAACCTGCTCGGTCGGCTCGTCCGACGTGATGGTTGCGGCAAACAGCGTCTGCACGATCGCTGCCATCAGCGTCGCGTCGGCCAGCTGGTCAAACTGCTTTGCGACCTGCAATGCCGGCGCCATCGGCGAGATGCCACGGTGCGTGCCGGGCAAGCCGTCAAAGACATGGATCACGCGCGGCCGACCCGCACCATCGCGCGCGCGGACGTCGTATTCCACGTCGTGCTTGAACAGATCCTTACGGATCGCCCGGTAGCCAACGGGCATCCCGTCGGTGTCGGTGTAGACCCCGTTGATCAGCCGCTTCATGCTCTCAGTCTTGCGCGACAACCGGTGCGGCGGCAGCAATCGCACCTTGGTGCCATATCGGTTCCAAGGCCGGCGGCGAAATGGCAGTTCGGCTAGGATTTCGCCGGTGATCAGCCACGACCGGAACGCGGCGTTTTGCATCTGGCCGAATGTCCGCAGACCTTGAATGTCGCATTCCTGCGCGCTGCGCGACCACAACTCAAAGCGGCGCTCGACCAATTTTGACCAGGCCGCAGCCTCAGACGACGTCATGCCGAAAGTCTCGTTCTCGGGTATCGATTTGAGCCGCAGGCCGGTTCCTACCGTATTGGCCACCGCCTGATCGACGGCACCGGCCAGCCAGCCACTGTTGTGGATCAGGTCTGCAACCCGCGCCGCCGCATCGTCCCATGCATCGGCAATATCGTCTTGTGCTTCACGCAGCGCTGGTTTCCACCCGGCAAAGGTCACGCCCCGGCCGCCGCGCATATACTGCCCGGTCGGCCGAGAGGTCACTTCACCGCCAGGGGATGAGACAGGTGCAGGGACACCCACGATCAAGTCGCGCACTTTCGAGATGATCGACATTTGCCTACCTGTTCAGTCGTGATCCGACCTTTGAGAAACGTGCACGCATATCGCCACCACTGCCGCCCCTGGGAGGAAATGGGGGCGGCAACGAGGGATCACCCTCAGGGGAAGTGTGCTCAGCAGCAGCAGAAAGTTCGCCACCTTTGCGCGCGACGCCTTCAGGAATACGCTGGACGTTCAGCGTATAACCGATGGCCGCGCACAATGCTTCCGCATCAAGGCAGTGGTTATGCCGGCTGCGCTTCACCCAGACCGGCTTGCCCTCCACGACCACCCGGGCCTCCGAGGTCAGCTGCCTGCAATAATCTTCCGAGACCTGTTCGTGGACATAAAAAGCACCTGGCACGTCCATGGGCGTGCGGATGCGCGACATCACCAGCGACTTGAAAAAGTCCGTGTCCAGCGAGACGAGATTGATAGAGTAAAGCGCACGTTTGCCGTCTGGCTTCACCTCGATCTTTGTCACCCTGTAGGGCGGACTTTGCACCGCACGCCCCTTGGCCGGGAAACACAGCCACGCGTAGCGGCGGCAGAACTCATAAACCTTGTGCTCGCCTCCCTGCTCCGGCTTGTCGGGCCGAAAGCCACTGTCGATGAACACCTTTTCGATCTGCAAGCCACTGATCGGAGCCAGCATCAAATCGGCCAGCGCCGTCCATACGTCGTCGTCCTCAGTGGGGCCGTAGAGCTGGCCATTATCGATCATCCACGACGTCCCACGCGCACCAAACGCCCGGATGACATAGACCAGGCTGAACTTCTGCACATCGACGCCCATGACCAGCCGCAGGCCACCCAATGGGACCTGCCCGGGCAGATAGGGCAGCCGGCGCTCCATGATTTCTTGCCATTCGGGCATATCGCCCGAGGCAGTCATGGCGTAGCACTCGCCGAAGCTCGCGTTCATCGCTGTCTGTATTCGGTCGTGATCGCCCGATTGCAGTGCTGTCAGATAGGTCTCTGCCCGCTGGCCCCACGACACGAATGGCGAACATAGACCCGAGGTCCACATCGATAGGGTCGAGTTGTCCTCTGGCGCACCCGTTACGTGCGGAGCGTCGTCGCGCAGCGCCACACTCTGCCCCGGCGCCACCATTGCGCCCCGGGCGTTCATCCATGTCTTGTCATCTTCGGTGTGGATGCCGCCACAGCGCGGGCAGAACAGCGAAGCCGACCGCTTTGCCACCGAAGGTGTGGCCCGATCCGGCCAGTGCAGCTGCTTGAACCGGGGCACAAAGTAGTCGTTGCAGTGCTTGCAGGGCCACGCCCAGTGGTGTCGTGTGCCTTCCTGAAACAGCTTCCAGATCGGGCTTTCCAGATCCTCCGGGGCTGAACACGACCAGAATTCCAAACCGCTGTCCTGATCGAGTTCAATCTCCACAAGACCCCTCGCCGGTGTGCTGGTGATCGCGGTCACAAAATCGGCGTAGGTCTCACCCCGGGCCTCAACCAAGCCTAGCACATCGCCTTGCCCTCTGACATTGGCCATCATCTCGTCAAACTCGTCGATCAGCGCCAGCGCCGCCGGATCCGACTTCAGCGCGGCGGACGACCCCGCATGCGCGAGGCGGACGCGGACGCCAGCCACATGCTTGAGGGTTTTTTTCATGCGCCGGCCGCGCACAACTTTGTTCTTCAGGCTTTCGGCCTCATCAAGCAGACCCATCAGGCGCGGCTCGAACTGGTCGGTCAGAAAGTCTTTGGTCGGGCCGACGTAGATGATCGGAGCCGGCCGCTGGTCGAGGCGAGCCCCGATGATATCGAGCATGCTGTCGGTTTTGCCCGACTGCGCCGATGTGACAGCCACGATGCGGCGGTAGCCGCCGTTGTGCACCGCCGACGACCACGGAATCATATAAGGCGTCAGCCATGGGTCACGCGGTCCGGGGATGCCGGCCGTCTCAGGATAGACGCGGTTTTCTGCGGCCCAGTTGGCGGGACTACGCTTCTGGCTCGGCCTCCATATCGATTTGGCCAGTTGCCAGAGCCCGGTCCGCTTCTGTCGTGCGTCGAGATAATCGCTCGAATGCTCCATCGATTTCCTGCTCAAGCCTGCGGCGTTCCTGCATGTCGCGCGTGTACCGCGCTGCGATGCCCTGGAACTCCGACCTGACGGCTGCAGCCATCTCGCCAACTACCGCCCGAGCATCCTCTACTGCGATCAGTACCCGACTGCGTTCTTTGATGCGCAGCTCAATTTCCCGGGTCCGGGCGTCGGTCGCGCTGTTTGCTGCTGCAGCCTTGTTACTCTTTGCCTGCAGGTCCTCGTAATAAGCGATCACACCGCGGACGACCGAAACCAGCTTGTAGCGGCCATGCGCCTCTTTTGCGATGAACCCATCCTTGGCCAGCTGCTGAACCCACTGCGTGCTGCGGTCGCAAAACTGCGCGATCTGACCCACCGAAAGTGTGTTGATGGATTGCTTTTCACCATCGTCAGCCATGCGATTAAGTCCATGATTTTGCTTTTAATTAAGTTGATAATCATCGGCATAAGAGCGACCGTCCTAAGACAAAGACGACGCACTAACCACGGAGAAAGCACATGACCATCGCAACAATCACCGACACGACGCACATCCTGATTGACCGCAACAACCTGATCCAGCTGATGACCCCCGAAACCCTCCAGCGCCACCTTGGTGATAAAAATCTGAACGCCAAAGTCTTTACTATAGCAGGCAGGATTGGGATCGACTGTCTGCTGATTGAGCTGCCAGAGGTCGTCGCACTCCTGAAAGAAATCGGCATTCTTTGAGCATCAGATACCACTAACCAGCCTCAGCCCCATGCTGAGGTTTCCGCTCTTAAAGCATTGAAGTTTTACATAAATCACTACACTAACGGCGCGGTATAAGCGAATGTGATTGTAAGAACAGCGACACACCCAGCCACGGAGCCCGCGCGCTATGATTGACAAGATCCACACCCCAAAAGAGCAGATGCCCGAAACCATCGACGGCGCGGATGGCCGCACATATTACCGCACCCGCTACACCGGCGAGACCCTGACCGCTTGCCCCTTCGGCGCGGGGCACACAAGCTTTGAGTACTGGGGCTTTGTGGACGGCCACGCCGAGGACAGCTTTCGCCTGCACGCGATCACCGCAACCCAATTCTGGCTCGACTGAGCCAGCACCCACCAAGGAGCGATAACCATGACCCGCACCGCCACCGACAACACCGCAGCCCTTAACGCCTTCATGGCCAAGAAGATGGAGATCGACGCGATGCTGGCCCGCCTGCAGGCACTCAGCGACGACCACTTCGAAGCGCGCCCCGACGAGATCAACTGGGGCGATGTAGGCACACTTGGCCACTACGGCGAGATCCTGAAGCGCATTACAGACGCCGCCTTTCACAAAGGCGAGCACGCCGAATAACTGTAACCCAAACCAGAGAAACCAATATGGGACGCCTCAATCTTTCTGAACCAGTCAAGGCCAAGCGCGAGACAAAGCAGCAGCAGCTGATTGACCTGCTGAAACGCTCTGAGGGCGCAACCATCGACGAGATCGTGGTTGTCACTCAATGGCAAAAACACACCGCTCGTGGGGCTATGTCCGGCGCGCTAAAGAAGCGCCTTGGCCTGACCATCACCTCCGAGAAAGAAGAGCGCGGCCGGGTCTATAAAATCGCCTGACCGCCTGCCTCAAGCAGCATCTTCCTCTGGCTCGCCCTCAAGGCGGGCCATGATCGTTTCAGCGAAGGTCGCACCCGACCCTTCCAGCACCGCATCCCGGCCCGTGTATTCCTGCCAGCGGCGCACAGCGACATCGACGTAGGCCGGGTTCAGCTCAATCGCATAGCACCGGCGGCCTGTGGTTTCAGCCGCGATGATCGTGGTGCCTGATCCGGAAAACGGCTCGTAGATGTCATCGCCTGGATTGCTGTTATTCTCGATCGGGATGCGCATGCAATCTATCGGCTTTTGGGTACCGTGGCCCGTCTCGCTTTTGCGTGGCTTTTCGATATCCCACACCGTGACCTGCTTGCGATCACCAGCCCAGTGCCCGGTCTTGCCTTCGCGCACAGCATACCAGCACGGCTCATGTTGCCAGTGATAGTCGCCACGGCTCAGGACCAGCTGACCTTTGTTCCAGATGATTTGGGAGCGCAGCTTGAACCTGGTCGCGATCAGGCTTTCTCCCACGACGCCAGCAAACAAACCGGCGTGCCAGACATAGGCAACCTCACCCGGGAACAAAGCCCATGCTTCACGCCAGTCGGGATTGTTATCGTTCAGGACCTTGCCTTTGGCATAGTCGCCACCAGCGACACCGGCCTTTTCGCGCCAGCTGGGATCGTATTCCACGCCGTAAGGCGGGTCGGTCACCATCAGGTGTGGCTTGGCACCGGCCAGCACCCGTGCCACCGTGTCGGCATCAGTGGAACTGCCGCAGGTGATCCGGTGGTTTCCGAGCACCCACACGTCGCCAAGCTGGCTGATCGGCTGGTCCTCGTTGACGTCCGGCACGTCTTCCGGGTCCGTTAGGCCACCCGTTGCCTCCAACAGCGCATCAGGCAAAAGGCCCTGCAGGTCAATATCCGTGAAACCGATCATATCCAAGTCAACGCCAAGGCCCATATTGCGTAGATCATTCCACTCGACCTGCAGCATCTCCGGGTCCCACTCCGACGTCTCGGCCAGCCGGTTGTCGGCCAGCGTGTAAAGGCGGCGGTCCTCGTCCGACCAGCCCCGTGCAATCATCACCGGGACCTCGTCCATGCCCAGCTGCAGTGCAGCCATCAACCGGCCATGGCCCGCAATGATCGTCCCGTTCTCGGCAACCAGCATCGGGATCGTAAAGCCGAACCGTTCCATCGATGCGGCGATCTGATCAACCTGCTCCTGCGGGTGCGTACGCGCATTCTTGACGTAAGGTGTGAGGTCCGCGACCGACCACATCTCGATCTTCGAAGCTGGCCGCCGGTTGGCCTCAAGGCGGCTTGTAGAAGGGGCTGGGATGGGGGTCAAAACAAACTCCAATGGATTTTTGGAACGAATAAAAACACGCAAATACCGCGCGGCGGCGGCCCCGCACCCCAAGCCCCCCATGGGAGGGGACCCAAGGGGTGGGGGTCAAGAGGCGCACAGAGGCGGCGCAGGGCCGCTTGGTCGGTCATTCGGCTGGGTCGCGCGCCCATAGGTAGGGTAGCGGTGTATGAGTCTCACCGCGGCTCTGGCGCAGTGAACCTGTGGCTGCTCGATCAGCGTGCTTCGATGGCGCGCTGCAGCTGGCGCAGTGCTTCGGCCAACACGTTCGGCTGGCTTTCCTTGAAAGCGCGCTTGGTCTCGTCCTTGACCATCTCTTTCGGGATCGCGGGACCGAACATTTTCTTGATTGGAAATCGTGCGGCCGAGGTCCGGACGAATACGTTGCCGCCCATGCTGCCAACGATGAACGCTGATTTGAACTGCTGGGCCCGACCATAGAGTCTCGCGCGTACCCCGTAGCTGAACTGTCGTGGTGAGAAGTGGGACAGGCCAAGGTAGCCCCCGCGAGCCTTGATCGTGTAGACGAGGTTTGAGAACGTTGATCCGCGCGACTTGACCTGCTGGTTAATCAGCCCGGCCTTGGCCCCGGTCTGCTGGCGCAGTGCCCGGCGAACCTGCGTCCTGATTTTGTTACCCTCGCTGTTTAGAGCCCGGTTGAAAGCGACGGTTGCCTCTCGTTCGCCTACACGCTGGATGGCAGCATCAAAATGGATGCGCGTTTGATCGAGGTCGCGGATGATCACGTTCACGATGCCGCTCCTTTTGCCCCAGCCTATTTTGCCGGGCGCATTTCGATGCTGCGATGTTTGGGTTTTTTCTGGTTGCGGGCGCTATTGGCCGCCGCACACGAGGAATAGCCAATTTTGACCGTGTCGGTCAAAGGGTGCGTTCACGATCCTAGTAAACGCCAGGCCCTCGGTATTTGGGCAAATGCTGAGGAAAACATGAGGGTTTGCGCATGCGGTGCCCTATTGCAGCATCCTAACATTACCGATGTCACAAACTGATCCATCTGGTGGTGGGCAGCGCTGGTTCTGTTCGATGTCCTGCCCGTTGTACGCATGGACCGGCACGCTCGGTATGCTGTCGCCGTCGCGGCAGTGGGCAATGCCACAGCCACGACCAGCCTTGCTTATGAATGACGCTCCGTGGCGATCTTGCCACCACAGGCAAAGTATCCGGCACCATCAACCCAGATGTCCGCGTGCCCGAGATTATGCCACGCCCTGACTGACTTGAGGTCGGACAGCATTATCGACACCTGATGCGGTGCAATAGCCACACCCAGCCTGGCGCCCCACACGCGCCCCAGTTCTGCAAAGCTGTCCTCCACATAACCATGCGTGGCGGCCCGATCTTGGGTGACGTATTTGGTGGTGGTGGCAAGGATTTCTGCGCGCTTCATCAGTTTGTCCCGTTGTTTTCAGTGTTCCACTGGAGAATACGCTTGATGCGCTTGCCCCTCTCGACTAGCTCATAGGCAAGATCGGGATCGACCTTGCGATCGGTTTCGATCAGGTCGATCAACTCGTCAACGACTTGGCATGCCCGGCGGAATGCCCAGCGTGCGTCGGCTGCATCTTCCGGATCGCCCAGCCATGGGATTTTGAGCATACCTGCAGCTTCACGGTTGGTGATCCTCATCTGTTTAAGCGCCTTCCACTCAGCCTCATGGCAGGCAGGCACATCGCATCCACGCTTGGCGATATTGGCCAGCCGTTGCAGGCGGGTATTGTCGGCTGCGAACCGCTCGCGCGCACGCGTGTCCCGGGCGGCTGCAAAGTCAGGGTCGTTGTTCAGGCGCTGCATGTTGTCCCTGCGTTTTTTGCTCATGGCCGGAAGCCCTCCCCATCAAGGCGTTGCGAGATGTGCGCCAGGGCCCGGTCCCGCATCCGGTAGGCATGGCGGCGGGTGAGCGCGAAGCCGCAGCGTTTAAGCGCGGCGTCGAAGTTGCCGCGGTACACTCGGCACCGCAGCCAGAGGTTCAGGATCACGGCGTCGCCGGGGTGATCACGCACCAGGTACAACCGGCACCAATCGAGCACCCAGATCATCTCGTCGACGCGTTTGGGCGAAAGCGGGATGCGCAGCACCGTGCTGGCTTCGTCGACACCCTCGGCTTTTTCGGGGATGCCCCAGCCCTCGGCCAGGTGGTCCTCCAGCGTGGCATTGTACGACGGCATCGCAGACCGAGCCGGTGCAGGGCCGGTCAAGCCGGCGTTGTAACGCGCCCAGCGGACTGCCTCAATCATCTGGTCCCGGACAAGCTCAGGCGTCCAGGTGCCGGGCGCAACGTCAATCGTGCGCAGGTCAATCTTTGGCATCGAGGCGCCTTCCATAAAGTTGGGTCGCGATGTTGGTCACCGCCTGCCGGTCCCAATCGCTGATCAGGTCGTCAACCGCGATCATAGCGATGCCCCGCTCGCGCCATGCCTTCGCGCTCTGTTCGCGAACCAGGCGTTGCCGACGTTCTGCCTCAAACTCGCTGGGGCCTTTGTGGTAGATGCTTGAAACCAGCCTTGTCATGACGCCTCTCCTGTTTAAGCCGACCGACGCATTGCGTAAGAACGGCGATCGAGTGCGCCCACGACAGCGTCGAGGTCCGCTTGCAACCGGCGCAGGATTTCCGGATCGATTGGGCGACCATCGTCCTTGCGCTGGTGGTACGTGTTTTTTGCCGAATGGTGCCGAAGCTTTGCCTCATCCTCCCACTGGAGGGCGGCCGGCTCGCCGTATTGGTCCTTGCGGGCCATGAACGCGCCTGTCCTGTAGCTCTCCATCGTGGTCTGGTCGATCAGGCCCCGGGCGATAAGCTGGACCGCCTCGCGGCCCCAAAGGTACCCTTCAGACACCGGCTCCCCGGCACGCATTTTCGCCGAGGTGATCTCAAAGGGATCCAGGCTTGACGCATCTGCTGGGGCGCTGGCGGCCTTCTTCTTCGCAGCCTCGGCAACCGCGTCCTCAGTGGCGGCAATGAAAATCTTCGCTGGTGGCCAGTTCTGCGCGCCATGGCGGCGGCGGATCGCGCTATTGATCTCCAAGAACAGCAGCCGAAGGTCGTTTTCGGTCTGCGCGTTTGGGATCAACCGGTTGATGTCCTCGACCAGCAGATTGACCTCGTCACGCATCGCGTCGTCCGAAAGGTGCTCCGGGGCACGGTACCTGCGCAGAAGCCCCCCATCTTTGTGATAGAGAAATTCAAAGACCGCACGTTTGCGCTGCTCGAAGGTCGCAACGTTCATCAGTCGAACCTCAGCTCAATTTCTGGAAGTTTGCGCTGTGGACCGGCGATCTGATCGCATCCGGCATCCGTGGAAATTTCACCGAGCCGGTCGAGCCTGTCGGATGTTGTCTCCGCACGGTTGCGCGCGTGCGTCTGATCGTCAGTCCAGCGCTCCTGATGCAGCCAAGTTCGGAAATGTGGGATTTTGTCGGTTGGGGTACCGCGCTGAAGCTTGATCCACAAACCAAGGGGGCTAGTGATCGCCGCATAGTTCGCCTTACGCCGAGCCTTGACCCATTCTGCGCGTGCGGCACCCTTGCCAACTTTGCGTGGGAAATGCGCCCAGACCTGCTCGAACTCGTCGTTCAGGCTTTCGCAGGCTTCGTGCAATCCGCCAGCGATTGGTTGGGCATATCGCTTTACGGCCCTGGTTGGCGAGCTGGCATTGACAGGGGCTA